GCGATGGTCCAGACGCGATCTCTGCGGTGCGGGGCACCGACGGCGCAAGCTGGAATAACAAACGTCCGGCAGGCGTAGCCTTGTCTTTCCAGATCAGATAGCACGTCGTCGAGGCCCATGCTGATGTGCCCAGCAACGTTCTCTCCAATGACCCAAGCGGGCCGCAACTCGTCCACGAGCCGACAAAATTCCGGCCAGAGGTGGCGGTCATCTTCCTTGCCTCTGCGCTGCCCGGCTGTGGAGAAAGGTTGGCAGGGGTATCCCCCGCAAATAACGTCAATTGATCCGTCAACGTCCTCTCCTTTCAGTTCGCGCACGTCAGGAAAACACGGCACGTCAGGCCAGTGCTTTGCCAGAACTTGGCGCGGAAAGGCTTCGTACTCGCAGAATGCGGCAGTCTCAAAGCCGCCTGTGCGCTCCAGACCAAGGCTAAAGCCGCCTACGCCGCTAAACAAATCCAAAACGCGCAGCTTCATCATTCCTCGTCCTCAGCCATTGCGTCGTCTAGCAAGGCGGTGGCCAAAAACTCAGCGACTGTCATGCCTTCGGGCACGTTTCTAGCGAGCCACGTAATTTTGTCGTCGGTCATGTGTTGCAGCAGCGATCCTGTCCTGAGCCCGCAACGGCGCAGGTATGTACTTGCTGTCGACTGTTTGAGGGAGGTACCGTTTCGCCGCTTAGCGCTGCGGTCTACGTCAGTCCTGCGTTTGCGCCCGTTGTTTCGCCAAGGCGAAGGGTTCATGTCTGCACTTCCTCGCTAATTATGTGTTCGAGCCGAGCGATTTCTTCTAGCGCCAGACGCCACTCTTTACTTTGCATGTCTTCGCCATTGTGCTGCGCAAATAGGTACGCGTCGAGGCGATCAGCCCAACGCAACCACGTTTGATCACTCTCGCTCAGATCAGGAAATGTCCCAGCGATGGTGTCTCTGGAGACCGCTTCTACCCGCGCAAGGCGTTCGGCCACGTCTGGCATATCTCGTTTCATCCCGCTTGGGATGTCGCCGACGTCCATTTCTCCGGCGTCGTGCGTCAGAGCGGCGCGCAACAAATCTACCGACGGGTCGTGGTGAAATTGCAAGATTATCTGCGCGACGCGGGCATGATGTCCGTCTAGGCGGTCGCCGGTGCCTGCCATACGCGGGTGAGTATGCCACCGCATTACGCGGCCCGAGAGCCAGAGTTTGGTTGGTCTTATGCTTTTCACCTAACGCGCTCGTCCGGTCTCTCATCTAGCTTTTCTTTGTACGACTCGAACACAACGCGCAGTTGGCCGCCAATCGTGCGGCCTTCGTGTTTCGACATCTCTTTGATTTCCTCGTAAACCTCTCGCGGTACGAGGACGCTTTTCCAGCGTGTGGTGTCCATAATCTCATCTCCGATCTTACGGATGTCTACGATATTATAAGACATTATGCAAGACCGCAAAAAAAACCCCGACGCCGAAGCGCCGGGGTAGTTGGCTGCGCGTAACAGGAAGGAAAACCGCGCAGCAGAGGGAGAAACTATTTACTAGTTTGTGATTTCAAGAATAAATGCCAGCGCCATCGCGCTGGCGGCGGTGATCATAGCCACGCCCAGAAATACGTTGATCAGGGCGGCAATACGCTTGGCGCGCAGGCTTCTATCCTGAGAGCGGGCAAGTTTTTCAAAGTGGTCGATCATTTTGCTTCGCCCCAAGAGGGGCCAATTTCCACGTCACACTTGGAGGGCACTTCTAGTGGGACTGCTTCCGTCATGATCTTAGCAATATCATTGGCCTCGTCAACGTTTTTGACTGACATGGCAATTTCGTCATGGATTTGGATCATCGGTACACGACCGGTCTTGTAGATGTCGACCATTGCTTTCTTTGTCATGTCGGCAGCGCTTGCTTGGATCAATCGGTTCAAGGCTTTGTATGTGTACGCTCGTTTTAGCCTAGCCGTGGGGCCGTAGGCGTCAACTGCTTCTCTGTAAGGCAGCGCCTTGTTCATCTGGAACGTATCGGGCTCCCACAGATCAAAGCGGCACTTACGGCCAAGGAGCGAGCGCAGGGTGCCTTGAGACGATTTCTCGTTCAAGCGGTTGGTGACGCCATTCATCAGGCCCTTAACGAAGGGCACTCGTTCATTATACTGGTCCCGCAGGCTTTTTGCCTCATCTACGGACACGTCTAGCTGTTCGGACAGCTTGTTGACGCCCATGCCGTACATCATTCCAAGGTTGATGGTCTTGGCCTGTTTCCGCGGGATGGTAGCCATTTCCGCCACCATGTCGTGGAAGTCGGTGTCTGGGTTGTTGATGTAGGCTTCGACAAACTCCGCAGCGCCTTCAAGCGGCATGTTGCGCATTTTTCCATACACATGTGCGTAATGGGTCAAGATGCGCGGTTCTTGTTGCGAGAAGTCTATGGCGGCCCATTGGTGCTCTTCTTCGGGCAGGAACAAACTACGGATTAGCGGGCCCAGCTCAGGATCGCGGGCCGGGATTTGTTGGAGGTTAGGGTTTGACATTGAGAAACGCCCGCTGACCGTGCCTCCATCATCAGAGCGGATTTGGTTGATGTGCGCGTGTATTCTGCCGTCACTGTGGCAGTGTTTCATTATGCTGTTGATAAACGTGCCTGACGTTTTGTTCAGGTTCCGCGCTTCGACAACGAGCTTTGCCATCGGGTGTTCGTTCTCTTGCAGGAATGCTTTGGTGAAGGACGGCGCGCCTTTCTCGGTTTTTGGATAGGCAATGCCGAGATTGTCGAATGCTTTGGCAAGCGATTGCGCTGCCCAGATTTCCACGGCACTTCCAGCAAGGTGCTTGATCTGCGCGTGTGCTTCTTTCTCACGCTTGAGCAGACTATCTCGAACGCGCTCAATTTTGTCCACGTCTACGCGAACGCCACGCATGGTCATGTCGACCAGACACGGCAGCAGGTCCAGTTCGAGGTTCGCGACATGCCAAAGGTCTTCTTTGCCAAGCTGAACGGAGAAATAATTCCAGAGTTCGAGGGTCAGTTCAGCATCACCCTGCGCATACGGTCCAACGTACATGGCGGGCATTTTCCACATCTCGGCTTTCGGATCGATTCCGAACTCTCGCGCTGCTTCCACTAGACCTTTTTCCGACTTCACTTTTCCCAAGTGGTCGTAGGCTAGAGAGTTGAGGCTGTAGCTAAATCGGTTCTCGTCCAACAAGGACGCCACGACCATCGTATCGATTATGCGTCCATGGACTTCAAACCCTTCGGCTCTGATCCATCCCAAATCATACTGTGCGTTGTGCATGATCTTATCTGCGGGGCACTCGAAGACTTTCTTCAACCACCGCCGCACAATCTTTTCGTCTAGGTTGCCGCCACCGAAGTGTCTGACGGGCAGGTAGCCCGCCCAGTCATCCACGGCGACAGCATAGCCCACGATGTATCCATCCTTGGTGGGCCAGCCCGGTCCATTTTGCTTTAGGTTTGAGTCTTTGGTCTCTACGTCAATTGCTATTCGCTTGGCTGACGTCAAATCCGGTAATTCTTCGGGCGGCACCCATTCACTTTTTGGGGCGAACATCGCCATTTGTAGTCCTCTGGCCACGAAGTGCATCCTCAATAACTGTTTCCATGTCACGTCCTGCTAGAGCTACAAACTCCGCACCGAGGGCCGTGTACCCTGCTTTATCTACCCATGAATCTTCATGGTCGATTGTTTGTAGCAGGCGGCTGGTCTTTACCCAATCCATCATAAGAGACACATGGGCCGGGGTTAGGTAGCCGGGGTCGTTGAGTGCCCCACGCATGATAATATTCCAGCCGTCTGCTATTCGACTGTGGTTTTCGTATGCGTCCCCATAATCTTTTGCGCGGTCTCCGCTGATGAGGTTACCGGCGGCATCCAACAGTTCTTGTCTGTTCATCAGTGTACTTTCCCATCGTACCCGGTCAGGACGAACTTCTGAAGCTCGCGGTCCCACGTAAACTGAGCGGTGGCAATGTCGTCATCCCGAGTGTTTGTGGGCATTTGTCCGCGGATTTCGTCCGGCGTCATTTGCTTCATCTCGTCATATGTTAGCTTCTTCATAGGTCATAGCTCCTTGAGACGTCTTCTGCGTCTACGATGTATAGGTTCTGTTTGGTCCGTGTGACCCCGACGTAGAACACACGGTGCATGTCATCCGGATTGATGCTCATCTGTTCGTCTGCTGCTGGACTGAGGTCCGTGAACAGTACGACGTTATCTGCTTCCCCGCCTTTTGATCCGTGGATCGTGGATGCTGTGATGCGGGGTATGCCGTTGAACTTCTCACCCCGACGCAGCAGGGCTGTGATGTAAGCCCGATCTGTTTCGGGCAGCTTATCCATAGCCTCTGACCAGATCATGTTCGTATCGGCTAATAGACCATGCTTGTCGATCAGGTTTTGCATGGTCACCATGTCTTGGTCATCTAGCCCGGGCAGCTTTTTGAAGCCGCGCTTGACCCTGTCGCCTGTCGACATGAAGCTGTAAATCTTGCGCGCGACTTCTGCTGAAATTTCTTTTCCCTTGCGCAATTGCTCCCACCCGTTGACCGCGTCAGAAACCTTTTCGCTGATGGACCGGTGGCCGCGGTAGTTGAACAAATAACCGTTTGATTTCAAGTCGTTAGCGACGGGCTGTAGCTGGTAACCTGCTTGGGATAAAATGAGCCACGAGCCTTGCGCCATATCAAGCGCGTTGATAGTGTTGATCCGCGCCACGTGACCCGCTTTTTCCTGTGGTTCATACCGTTTTGGAAACCGACGGGTTATGCGGCGCACCACTCCCTCCGCAACTTTATGGACTTCGCGTGGTACTCGGTAAGACCGGGACAGTGTTTCGCTGCCGCCCGGCAGATTGATGAAGTGGTCCACGTTTGCGCCAGCCCAGCGGTAGATTGCTTGGTCGTCGTCTCCTGCGGCGTACATTCGCTTCGAGTGGTCGTCCAGAATATGGGCGATGTCCCACTGTAGGTTGCTCAGGTCTTGCGCTTCATCGAGAAAACACAGATCGAAGTGTGGGCAATACTTATCGGACTGCCGAACAAACTCTGCCAGCATGTCGGTGAAGTCATAAAGGCCCATCGTCTGCTTGTATTCTGTCAGGCACTTGTCGATGTAGCTGACGGCATTCCAATCCTGATCGATGCGGCTCTCGTTGTATTGGTCGCGCAGCGGAACCTTACGCAGACGCGCCAAGTTAATCAGGCCAAGCACCGGATCGTTGGCCGAGGTCACCGATGGAACGTCCTCGAACTGGTCGTGTTTCGCGCCGACAAGGTTTACTCCGATGGCGTTCCCGAGTTCTTTGTAATGTGCGGGCTGCATGACCTGCTCGGGCCTAATGTCTGTAGACGTTAGTGCCAACGAGTGCAGGGTACGGAAGTACATCAGGTCTTTTTTGGGGTCCAACCCGAAGCGCGTGGCGGCCCTTTCTTTTGCTTCGTTTGCAGCTTTACGAGTAAATGCGAGGAAGGCGATACGATGTGGGTGTATTCCGCCTTCCAAGGCATCATCTACCATGTTTAGCAGGGTCGTAGTTTTGCCCGTGCCCGGCGGTCCAAAGATTCGAAACATCAGGGTCTACCTCTTCAATTGCTGCGATCAGCTCTCGCAAGCTGCGTCGACCAAATGTTGGTTCGCTTATTATTTCTTGTGGAGAAATGGTCTCGACAAAGAGACGTAATGGCAGGTCATACACCTGCCTCTTTTTCAAAACATTTTGCACCCGCGCCGATAAGTTAAGTGCCCCAACGGGTGTCATGCCATTTGTCTTCGTAACCGTTTTTGCCCAACGTCTGTGCTTCGTCAGGGTGGCAGCTCTGACGACGATCTGCCGAACACGCTCTCGGGAAATATTGTACTGGGCTCCTATACTGCTCAGTGTTCGCTTTTCAACGACGCGCATACGATAGATGGTCCAATTCCGGTCTCGGAACGGTCCGGCAAAGTCGTAGCGGTTTCCAACGTTTTTCATTAGAAGGGGGCCTCTCCTTGGTTCCCAAACTGTGGTGGGTCGATTTCTATGTCCACACTGTCGAAGGCCGGTATCTTCCAGACCCGTGTTGCGCGGCTTTTAATCTTGAGGACCACGCTCTCGCCATTGATGTCCCGCAAACGCTGAGCGATCTTGTGTGATTTGTATTCGAAGAACTTGTTCTTACGCAGGAAGGATTCGAAGTCTTTCAGACGGAAATATGTAAGCTCTGCGTCTTCATCGGTCCAAGGGCGGCGAAGCAGGATTTCTTCTTTGTCTTGCGCTTGCTGTAGGTGACGGCAGAACTCTTCGAGGTAGTCGTAGAATTGACCGCTGACGCTGGCGTCCTGAGACACTTCAATGATTGCGCTCTCGTTATCGCGCATCTCGGTGAGCAGGGTACTGATGCGGCTTTCCCACTGCTGCTTGGCCACGGACCGCGGCATGAAGTTAAGCTGCTCCATACAGGACCGCTGGAACGTCATTTGGTTCATAAGGGCTTCTGTATCAAGCTCCAGAGGCTCGCCGTTAACGTCCATGAACCAGACCGGCGGGGTAGAGTTGTACTTTCGCAGGTTCGCGATTGTGGCCCCCGCCACAGCGGCTCCTATGCCATTCTTTCTGGTACGGCATAGCTCTTTGTTGCAGTAAGCGTTGATGGGGGCGTCGTTGCACTTATAAGCGTAGTCTTTTCTCTGGACCTGCTTGGCAACTATGTTGACCTCCGGGAGTGGAAGCGGCGGAGATAGGTACTCCATGTTGTATTTAAGTATTTCGGATTCCCAACTATCAGGATACGCTTTACGCAAGT